TTCTCCTGTTGCCCCCACGAATGAAGACGGTGCTACCAGTTTCATTGCGGGAGGTTATCATGGAACCTACGTTGACCTAGATGGTAACTTTAAAACTGAGTACGACATGGTGGTTAAGTATCGCATGATGGCGATGCACCCTGAAGTAGACAGTGCAATTGAAGACATTATACAAGAGGCAATCGTCACAGATCAGAACGATTCGCCCGTACAGATTGATCTGGCAAACTTAGATGTCAGTGATTCTGTCAAAAATATGATTAGAGACGAGTTCGATTATATTAAAAACTTAATAGGATTTGATACTAAAGCCCATGAGATGTTCCGTAGATGGTACATTGATGGGCGTTTGTATTATCATAAGGTCATAGATTTGAAGAGACCTCAAGATGGTATACTCGAACTCCGCTATGTAGATCCACAAAAGATCAAGAAGGTCAGACAGATCAACAAGATTCCAAAGACAGCAGACCAGTTCCAGTCACTAGACTACGGAAAGGTAGATGAATATTTTATATACAACCCCAAAGGACTACGCAACACCTCCGCAAATAGTGGTATAAAGATTGCGAAAGATGCTATAACATATGTAACCTCTGGTATCCTTGATACTAATAAGAATATAGTATTGTCTTACTTACATAAGGCAATCAAAGTTCTTAATCAACTCATGATGATCGAGGACTCTCTTGTTATCTACAGGATATCAAGAGCACCAGAGCGTAGAATTTTCTACATTGATGTAGGAAACCTACCAAAGGTGAAAGCGGAGCAATACCTACGTGAGGTAATGAGTCGCTATAGAAACAAACTTGTTTACGATGCTAACACAGGAGAGATTAGAGATGACAGAAAATACATGTCGATGCTCGAAGATTTCTGGTTGCCACGTAGAGAAGGAGGACGAGGTACTGAAATCACTACGTTGCCAGGTGGACAAAATCTTGGAGAACTTACGGACATCCAGTACTTCCAGACTAAACTTTACAAGGCACTAAACGTACCAGCTGGTCGTTTAGATTCAGAATCAACATTTAACATAGGAAGATCTTCAGAGATCATGCGTGATGAACTGAAGTTCACTAAGTTTGTGGGTAAACTCCGCAAGAAATTTAGTGAGATGTTCCAAGACATTCTTAAGACTCAACTCATTCTAAAAGGTGTAATCACACCAGAAGACTGGGATGATATGAAGGAGCATATACAGTACGATTACTTATATGACAATCACTTTACAGAACTTAAGAATATTGAAATGTTAAACGAGAAGCTTAACTTAATCACTGCCATGGAACCATTCATGGGACGTTACTTCTCAACTGAATACGTACGTACAAACATCTTAGGTCAATCTGAAGTCGAGAAAAAAGAACTTGACGATCAGATGTCAGATGATATTTCTTCAGGTAAGATCCTTGACCCATTAGAAATGACCGCTATGGATAATCAAGCCATGGAGGACGAGAAAGATAATGCGGAACTTGATAAAGAAATGAAGAAAGCACAGATCAAATCTACCAGAGAAAAGGGTACTACCAACCCCTCTGGAGGTACCAGAACCGCTGCTAAAAGTGGGAATGGTAATAAATAACATTACGTAACACATTTATTATGGCTTCACAAGAACGAGAACTCGTTGATTTGCTTTGGAATGACGACCAGGCTGATGCTCTGGGAAAACTCAAAGACATGCTACAAGTGAAAGCTGCTATGGCAGTGGACGCTAGTAAGCAAGGTGTTGCTGACAGGATGTTTCCTCATGTACCTGATGAAGGTAATGCGGAACCTGATCCAGAAGCACTGGAAAACCCTACTGCTGAATTAGAGGAACCTACTGATGAAACTGATAACGGAACAGAACAATGATATAGAAGTTCTTACCGAAGAAAAAGACGGTAAGAAATCAACCTATATCAAAGGTGTATTCCTACAGACTGAGATAACTAATCGCAATGGTCGGATGTACAAATTCGATACCATGAATAGAGAGGTGTCAAAGTATAATGAGGAGTTCGTTAACAGAGGTAGAGCTCTTGGTGAGTTAGGTCATCCAGAGGGTCCGACACTTAACCTAGATAGAGTGTCACATAAGATCGTTGAACTTTATCCAGAAGGTACTAACTTCATAGGTAAGGCGAAACTTATGGAAACACCAATGGGTAAGATTGCAAAGTCTTTACTCGAAGAAGGTGTACAACTGGGAGTATCATCAAGAGGTCTCGGTTCAATCAAGAAGGAAGGTAGTTGTTCTGTGGTAGCAGATGACTTTATTCTTTCCACTGCTGCGGACATCGTAGCAGATCCTTCAGCACCTGATGCATTCGTAGAAGGTATATACGAAGGACGTGAGTGGGTCACAGTAGATGGCAAAATCAAAGAGCAACAGATCGAAGCGATCAAGACTGCTATTGACAATGCACCTACACCACAAGAACTTCAAGAAAGAAAGATTTCCGCGTTCGCGACTTTCTTAAGAAGTATATAAATTATAAATAAAAATAGTTAAATTACCGCAGATCTTATTTCGTAGGAGAAACCATGTCCACAATAGATGAAAAATTTGAGAAACTCATCGCGGAAAAGAAAGCAACTGAAGCTGTAGCTGAGGAAGCATCTGAACCAAAAACCGAAGTTTCTGAAGACGCAGCAACAGGCAATACTGCCATTACTGGTGGTGCTGTGCCACAACAAAAGTCAGACCTAAAGAACGATGCCATTGAGGTAGGTGGTTCTTCTAAGGAAAAACCTGAAGGTCCTGATAACGTTGGTAAAAAAGCAGCAGCTCCTGTAGGAGTAGAGAAAGACAAGACCTTGAAGATGAAACCATCTGGTGCATCATCATCAATGCCTGGTGCTTTATCAGCTAAAATCTTTGACGACGTGGAAGTCGAAGGAGATGTGGTAAAAGAAGACAGCAGTGAAGACATCGATGCAGTACTTAAAGGTGCTGATTTAGATGAAGACTTCACAGCAAAAGCAAAGACTGTCTTTGAAGCAGCTGTAGACGCAAGAGTCGCAGCAAAGATTGACTCCCTTAAGGAGCAAGCAGCAGCAAAATTCGTTGAAGAAATCGAAACAATGAAAGACGAGTTTGCTGGCCGCGTAGAGAATTTCCTCCAGTACGCTGCAGATGAGTGGCTCAAGGAGAACGAACTTGCAGTAGAGCAAGGTCTCCGCACTGAAGTCACTGAGACGTTCATGGAAGGATTAAGGAAATTGTTCATCGAATCAAACATCAATGTTCCAGATGATAAACTGGATCTTGCTGCTGAGATGAGCGAGAAAATAGATGACATGGAAGACCGACTTAACGAACAGGTTAAGAAGAATGTCGAACTACACGAGGTAGTGGGTACCTATCGTAAAAATGAGATTTTGACAGAACTAACCAGAGGTCTCGCTGAGACACAGAAGGACAAGTTCAAATCCCTTGCCGATGCAGTCGAATTCAAATCTGATGAGTCGTATCGTGAGAAGCTAGGTCAAATTAAGGAATCATACTTTGGTGCTCCAAAGGCAGAGACCGTGACTGAGGTTGCTTCAGAAGAATCTGCTCCAGAAGCAGAAAAAACACTTGAAACTGTTAGTGAAAGCATGGCAGCATATGTCGAGCAACTAGCTAAAAGGATCTAATTCACTCTCTTAAACTAACATTTTAAAATGTTCAATACAGAAAAACTACAGGAGAAGTGGAATCCCGTACTAAAGCATGATGGTCTTCCTGAGATAAAGGATAACTATCGTAAAGCGGTTACCGCACAACTCCTAGAGAACCAAGAAAGGTTCATGCGTGAGGAAAAGCAAATCCTTACAGAGGCACCTACTAACGCAGGTCCTATCAACACCCCTACAACACAAAGTGGTGCTAACTTCGGTTTCGACCCAATTCTTATTAGCTTGATTCGTCGTGCTATGCCTAAGCTTATTGCTTATGACATCGCAGGTGTTCAGCCTATGAATGGTCCTACTGGATTAATCTTCGCAATGAGATCACGCTACGTTAACCAGTCAGGTAACGAAGCATTCTTCGATGAGCCAGACGCACAGTTCTCTGGTACCGACGGAGCTACTCCTCCAACAGCAACAACTGAGAAAAACCCAGGTTTGATCAACGATGCTACTGGTGGTGGTACAACAGAAGGTAACTATGACCTTGCTTCTTCTAAGTTCGGCACATCTGAGATGGAATCTCTTGGAGAAGGTGCATCTACAGCGTTCATGGAAATGGCGTTCAGCATCGACAGAATTGCTGTTGAAGCTAAAGGTAGAGCACTAAGAGCAGACTACTCAGTTGAACTTG